ATGAAGCTGATCCGCAACATCTTGGCGTCGGCGCTGGCCGGTATTGTCGCCGATTGGACGCTCGACCGCATCTTCAACGGTGAGGAGGAGCGCCACCGGCAACGCCTCGTCGAGCAGGTCAAGGCGCGTGTCGGAATCGATCTCGGATACATCATCAGCAGGGATAACCTGTCGGAGGTGATGAACCTTGCTATGCAGCGGGCCGTCGGTGCCATCCAAGGGCTGAACGACGACGTTGCGAAGCGGGTTGAGGCGAAGATCATGACCGCCGTTCTGTCGGGACTCGCCGCCCCGGCATTGGCAAAAATCCTCAGCGAGACGTTCGGATGGGCGATGAAGCGGGCGAAATTCATCGCTCGTGACCAGATCGAGACGTTCAACGGGAATCTAAACAAGTTCCGCCAACAGCAGCTTGGGGTTACGAAATACAAGTGGTCCACGGCGATGGACGAGCGTGTCCGCGGCAATCCTGACGGGAGATATCCGCACGCACGCCCATCTCATTGGGCCCGAGAGGGCGAAACCTTCAGTTGGGACGATCCGCCCGAGGGCGGGCACCCCGGCGAAGATTACAACTGCCGCTGTGTGGCGATAGCCGTACTGGAATTCTGACCATGTTTTTCACCGATACCGTGACTTTGGACGGCACGCGCCGGACCAAGGATGGATACCTTGTGGCTTCGGCCCGGATGTCGCGCACCGGCATACAAGATTATGCCGGATTTGAGGTCGGCAGGCCCGATATGGACCGCGTGCGGGTTTATCGCCCACCGGAAGAGGTGTTTCACGCCGATTCGCTCGCGTCGATCCCCCATAAGCCGCTGACCAACAATCACCCGCCAAAGGGCGTCACTGCCGACACCTGGAAGAAGGAGTCGGTCGGGTTCATTGGCGAGACGGTGGCGAGAGACGGGCAATTCGTCCGGGTTCCTATGCTTATGGCCGATCAGGCCGCAATTGCTGATTACGAGGCAGGAAAGCGGGAGCTGTCGGCAGGCTACGACTGCGAGCTTGACTGGACCCCCGGCACGGCGCCGGACGGACAAGTCTACGATGCCGTTCAGCGGGAGATCAGGATCAACCACGTCGCCTTGGTGGACGCCGGGCGCGCGGGGAAGGATTGCCGGATCGGTGATCAAAGGGCGTCCGATCACGGCAAAGGAACTCAGGACATGACTTTGCAAAAGTTGACGGTCGATGGGATCAGCATCGAGATGTCGGACACCGCCGTTCAGGTTGTGTCCAAACTGATCAAGGACCACGGCACGGCGATTTCTGCCAAGGACGGCGAAATTACCGCCCTCAAAAAGCAGCTTGCTGACCAAGGCGAAGCCATCAAAACCAAGGACGGCGAGATCACCGCGCTTAAGGCGCAGATTCCCGACGCCGCTGCGCTCGATGTCCGCGCCGCCGAGCGTGCCGACACCATCGGTAAGGCCAAAGCCATTCTCGGCGACAACTTCGACGCGACGGGCAAGACCGACGCCGACATCCGCAAGGCTGTCGTCGAGGCCAAACTTGGCGATGCGGCCAAGGGCATGGACGACGCCGGTATCTCCGGGGCGTTCAAGGTCATCGCTAATCAGACCGACCCGATCCGCGACGCGATGCGCGGCGGAGGCATTCCGGCGCCGACCACCGTTATGCAGGCCCGTGACAAGGCCTATGCCGACAACAACGACTTCCTGAGCAATGCTTGGAAGGGCGAAACCAAGGGAGCTGCTTAATCATGGCGACGCAGACCAATTATCCCACGACTATGGCGGCAGGTTATGCCGGTCAGATCGTGAACTCCGAGCTGAACAACATCATCTCGGCGACCATTGTCGGCGCCGTCGTGGCGTTCGGCCTTGCCGCTACGCGCGGTGCGACCGACGGCACGACCAAGATCGGCGGAACGGCCTTTTTCGGGATCGCCGTGCGCGATCAGGCTGTCGAAGGCACGAGCCCGAACGCCTATCCCGTCGGTGCGACGGGCGGCTTCATGACGAAGGGCGTGGTTTTCGTCACGGCCAAGGAAGCCGTCACCGCTGGCGACGCTGCCGGTTTCAACGCCGCTGGTGAGCTGGTGAAAGCCGCCACCGGCACCGCCATTCCCAACGCTGTTTTTGACACCTCCGGCGCTGCCGGTGCGCTGGTCAAGCTGCGCCTCGGCTAAGGAGCGAACAACATGCACAACATCAACGACGCGACCATGCAAGCGAACCTCGGGTTCGTGCAGGCGCAGACGGCGCACGTCGAGACGAATGTCTACAAGATGCGCTATCCGGCAATCCAGTATCCCGGCCTCATCCCGGTCGATACCACGGCTAATCCGTGGGCGACGTCCGTGACCTACTATTCGCAGGATCAGGCCGGTCAAGCGGCGTGGGTCAACGGCATGGCCCGCGACATTCCTTATGCCGACACCGCGATGCAGGCGTTCAACACGCCGGTTTCGATGGCGGCAATCGGTTATCGGTATTCGCTGGAAGAAGTCAGCCAGGCGGCGATGCTGAATCGCGCTCTGACTGACGACAAGGCCAGCGCGGCCCGTCTCGCCTATGAGCAGTTCGTGGATAAGGTTGCTCTGTACGGCGACACCACGAAGGGCTTCCAAGGCTTGCTGAACAGCACGGCGGTTCCGGTGGTCGCGGCGGCGGCTTCTTGGGTTGGGCTCACGTCCGATAAAATCCTTGCCGATCTCAACGGCATGATTACCGGCGTCTTCACCGCTACGAACACCGTGGCGCTGGCCGACACCATCCTCCTGCCGTGGGAGCGGTACAACTACATCGCTTCGACGCCGCGCTCGGACAGCAGCGATGTGACGATACTGCAATATTTCTTGCAGAACAACGTTTACACCGCGCAAACCGGCCAGCCGATCATGGTTCGAGGTGTTCTCGGTCTTTCGACCATCGGCGCCGGGGGCAAGCCGCGTGCTGTTGCCTATCGCCGGTCGCCGGACGTGCTGAAGCTGCATATCCCGATGCCGCATCGCTTCCTACCGGTACAGATCATCCTTCTGGATTACGTCGTTCCCGGCATTTTCCGCCTTGGCGGTCTGGATATCAGGCTTCCGAAGGAAATTACCTATCTGGACGGGATTTAAGCCATGACCGACGAAGCGAAAGTCAACATCACCAACGCCTCCAAGCGTCAGATCACCTTGCCGGGGACGATTGTACTCGCTCCCGGCGAGACTAAACCGGCTCCGGTCTCGGTGCTCGAAAACGTCGTCGTCAAGGCTTGGATCGACGCCAAGGAATTGATGAAGGGCGAGACCGAGGAAGGCCAGAAGCCCGCCAAAGACGGCGATACCAGCCTGAAGGCGGTTCACAGCGGCGGCGGCTCCTATGCCGTCAAGCGCGGCGATGAGGTTGTGCTGAAGGGCATGACCAAGGCCGACGCCGAGGCTTTCAACGCCATGTCCGACGAGGACAGGGAAGCCCTTGTGAAAAAGGACTAAAACCATGACGATCACTCCACCGACCGCAGCACAGTTCAAGGCGCGTTACCCGCTCTTTGTCAGCGTTGACGACACGCTTGTCGATCTCGTCATCGGCGAGGCGGTCAGTGGATATGTCGATGAGACATGGCGGGTCGCCGACCAGGTGCCTGCCATTCTCGCTCTGACCGCTCATCTCTTAGCGATGGAAGGCCATCCGCTGACGACCGTTGAAGACGACGGCAGTTCGGGCGGAGGAGGCGGGGGCTCGACTGTGACGGATCGCAAGGTTGCATCGATCAAGGTCGGCGACGTCGCGGTTTCGTACAAAGACGGTGCGACCACGACCAGCGGCGGTGGTTCCGGTTCTGGCGGCAGTTCGTCGGGGTCGTCGAACCTTGACACAACGGCATACGGACAGCAGTTCGTACGCTTGCGGAACAAGAATTTTCCAGCGGTGGCTATCGTATGATCAAGGCCACGATCAAGGTCGTTCGTAAGAAGGGCAAAGGACCGTCCATTGACCAGGTGATTGAGAACGCCACGAAGCTGGCCGGACAATCGACGATGGTCAAGGCTGGTTTTCCCGCTGGCGAGGCTCCGGGATCGATCATTGACATTGCGACCTACAACCATTTCGGCACGTCGCATATCCCGGCGCGTCCGTTCATCACCTTGGCGATGTTCAATCATCGCGCCGAGATCAGGGACGCTCTTATCCAGATCGGACGACTTGTCGTCAATGACGGCGCGGACATGAAGGAAGCGCTTGGTCAGGTAGGATTGCTCGCGCAAGGCGTGATTCAGTTTCAGATCGCCTCGAACATGCCGCCGCCGAACGCCGCCGTCACGATCAAGCGCAAGGGATCGTCGAATACACTGATCGACACAGGCGCGATGCGGCAAGCCGTGACATGGGATTATGACGAATGATCAACCTGAAGCCGGTTCGTGCGGCTATCCGAATGCTGCAACGATCGGTGACGCTGAAACGGCCCGCTGCTGGCGATTATGTCGATGGCGTGTGGCAGGGTGGCGGGACCGATGAAACCACGATCATGGCGGCGATATGCCCCGTGACGAACGCGGACCTGATGCGCCTTCCCGAGGGCCTGCGCATCGATGCCACGCATATTATCTGGTCTGAAACCGAGTTGCGAGCCGCCGACGAGGCGACAAAGACCACGTCTGACGTGATCGTCAACCCGCTCGGACAGGAATTTTCAATTATCAAAGTCGCTTACCGCGACGAGGCCGGATTTTACCGTGCCGTCGGGACGCTGAAATATGACCGAGGACGAAGCATTTGACCTGTTGCGACGGTATCTGGTCAAGCTGGACACCGATTCCGCGATGCTCGACCCATCTTGGCCGAAGCTGACCGAGGTCATCAAGTCGCCGACGAACGGGCCGAGCCCATTGGGTCCGTATGTCGGGATACAGCTTCTTTCCGACCGGGACGCCCGCGACGCCCTGACCGATGAGTTCGAGGACATCGAGATCGGAGGCGAGAAACGGACGATCCTGAACCGCACTCGCGGTTGGGAATGGCTTTTCCGCGTCAAGCTGTTCTCGTCCAACCAGACCGATAACCTGAAGCGCTTCGCCGCCGCGCTGGATTCTCCATATTCAGACGTCGAGCTTTACCCGCTCCACGTCCGCGCCGTCGGGCGCATCACCACGGCCCCGAAACTCGTCGGCGACGAGTGGGAAGGGCAATCCTACATCGACGTCACGCTCGCGGGTCTGACGACCGAAAAAATGATCGTCGATGTGATCGACAAGGGCCGTGTCACCATCATTGACGAGACCAGCGGCATCAAAACGGAAGTCAACTACCAGAAACCAGAGGAATGATTATGGCGCAGAAATTGCCGTATTCCCGCGTGATCGACGTTACGGTCACGCGACAGGACCGCTTTGCCACGGCGCAGGGCTTCAGCGTGATGCTTATCCTCGGTTCCGAGGCGAAGCCGGGCATTCTCGACGCCGATCATCGGACCAAGCTCTACGGCTCGATGCAGGAAGTCGCGCAGGACTGGAACTCGGACAGCGAACTATACAAGGCGGCGCAGCGGGTGTTCATGCGCAGCCCGAGCCCGCGTCAGATCAAGTTCGGCTATCGCGACAAGAGCAAAGCCATGCTCGACGAGATGGATACGATCTATGCCTCCGACTCGGACTGGTACTGGCTGACCCACACCAAGGAACTTGCCGATACGCCGGAACAGATGGAGCTTGCCGACTGGTCCGAGGCGAACAACATCCTGTTCGGCGGCGACACGTTCAACGTGAAAACCGAGGACAAGAATTCCAAGGAAACGGATTGTTTCGCTTCCTACATTCGCGACAAGAATTACGACCGTTCGGCGGCGTTCTACCACGTCGATCAGGCATCGTATTTCGCCACGTCGGCGTTGGCCTATGCCGCGCGCCGCGATCTCGACCAGGCGAATTACGACCGCGCCATGCAGGGCGATCTTGACAGCGGGCAGGCCTATACCCTGAAATTCAAGGGCTGTCCCGGTGTCGCGGCGCTCAACAAGCAATCCGGCATCGTGCAGGCGATCACCGGGTTTGTCCCCGGCCTCGGTCTCGACGCGGCGCAGGGTAATTTCGCCAATGCCTATGTGAACATCGGCGGTATCGACATGATCGTCGAGGGCAATGTCGGTTCCGGCGAATTCATTGATGTCATTCATGGCCTCGACTGGTTGCGAGCGCGGACGCAGGAAGCCATGCTTTCGGTGCTCGCCAACAATCCGCGCGTTCCGATGTCGAACCCTGGTGTCGGCTTCCTGATCAATACCGGCGTGCGTCCGCCGCTCAATCGCGCCGTTGCCGCGGGCATCATCGCCGGGGACTTTGTGGACGGACAGTATCACCCCGAATACGAGATTT